TTTCCTTATTCTTTTTATCAAAGACAAGGAAAAACCGGTTATGGAAAGCAAGAAAAAAACCTGTCAATCTATCGATACCACGAGCTAACAATTTTTTCGCATCTACCTTGTATGATTTAGGATCTTTATATATACTTAATTCTATTCCAGATCCCAAATCATCATACCAAACCGATTTATACTTTGGATTAAGCTTTAATATACAGCCATCCAAAGCATTAATCAATTTTTCAATCTCTTTTTCCATAGAAAACTCCTTCTTTTAAATTTCAAAAAAAGGGGGCTTTCGCCCCCTTATACCTTAATCAATTATGATATTGGATTTTGCTGAATTTTAGATAAAGTTACAGAATTTACATTCTCAAAGACATAGTTCTTATCAATCACAACATTCTTCGCAATTGTAATTGCACGCCCTTGCATCATAACATTCATACCATACCTTTCTTTAATCTTCACATTTACCATATCTCTAGAAGGATCCTCCCATCTTTCCGTCGAAACATCATCTCTCTGAACAAGAATACCGCAGTTATTACTATCAGCAAATACAATATCAGTTAATGGCAACCCGTCAGGTGTTGCGTTAGCAACAAATCGGACAAATGGAGTCACCAGAACCTTTATGCCAGTAGGGAAATACCTAGGTGCGACATAGAAACTAGCTCCCCAAGGTTGCAATGCTGTAGTATGAGGATTTTGCACTGCAGTTGTATTATAACCCAATCCTTTCAACATTTGACCCCAATTCTGAGCATATGTACCCTGTGGTAATCCCTCTGATGCAACACTTTGACCAGATATAACTAACTCTCTCATAAGAGGATCTACAGCAAAAATAGCCCAAGCCATAGGATGCATAAGTAATGTATTAGGAGCATAACCTCTCATCGCCATAAATGCATATTGACGAATAAGATCATTAAAAGTATATGTCCAGTTCTGAGCTCCTGTAATATCACGACCCGTCGTTACTCCATACTGAGAATTAGCAGGCGCTAAATTATCAAACAAAACGGTTCCCATTTCATTGATATAAGAAATAGCAACCATTTCTTTTCGCCTAGCTAATGCACGACCTGCCGCTTTCAACCAAAGATTAATTACATCATACTGTGAATCGTCAATATGCTCTTGAGTAATAGGGAGCCTTAAACCATATTTCTGGACATATACAGAAACCATTTTACCTTTATCGAACTGTAAATCAGCTGTTGGATATTCTGCTCCTTCAGGAACAGGATGTGCAATTAAAGCACCAACAGCACCAATTTCAATACTACGTCCTATTTCTAGATTAATTCTCTGAAATAGATTAGGAACAATTAAAAGCTGAGGCTCTAATGCTTCTTTGATAATTGTAGTAACAGTCTCCTGAATAAATCTTGTCGTATCAGGAGTAAATATATCTTTCATCTCTATTCTTTTACGACCAAATGTTCTCGAAGTAAGATATCCATTGGTCGTAAAAATCTTATAAATAAAATTATATATTTTTAACTCATCTGAAATCTCTTCCTTTATCCTGTCAACCTGTTTGACATCCGTGATTTTCATTATATTTCCTCCTTTATTGTTGACAATTTAACCTTATATAGTAATTTCAATATTTGCAACACCGAAATATCCTGCTTGTATAGCTTCTATAATATCCGACTTGCTAGGAGTTGAACCAGTAACAGCAGTTAATGCTCGCTTCACAAAATCATATAATTCATATGAAATTCCACCAGTCTGGTCACCAGGCATTTCAGATTCAGGGAATGTCCTTACATATTCAAGACCACCCTGAGGCCATCTAATATCAAGCGTTAATAATCTACCAACTGTCTGATTTGTCCAATTAGAACTAGATGAAATCTGATATTTTCCATATAAATCAGGCACAATTAGATCTCCTGGAGCTGCTCCAGACGCAAGACGCAAAAATACATAATGATCCATAACCGCCTGATAACCTTTATCAGTTTCACTTTCAAACATGGAACCAAAATCTGCATCAAGATTTACAAACGGAATTTGAATCTCATTCTTAAGTAATATTCCAACATACCCCTGTATACCGTAGTTTAACCACATTCCTCTAAGATCCTGGAAAACATGCATATAGACAATACCAATAGGCTTATTGGCAGGAATTGTGATAGTATCACCAGCAGATGCATAATTTTCCTTATCCTTAAATGTGCGCCCTTCATCAATTGTTCTATATGTATATGTAGCGTTTGACCCACCATTAGCAGGTACTAAAGCACCTTTAATACCTCTTTCATAACCAAAATAAGTATTATCAACAGCAGTAGTAACAATATTACCATTTTTATCGGAAAATACAGGGAATAAATTATCAGAACTAGGCATATAACCACTAGCTTCATCACTAGCAGGAGCCATGGAAACAATAGTACCTTTAAGTAAAACAATTCCATCCTGTAAATCAGTATCTAGCTTCCGAATAGGTAAATATTTATATGCATAAAATGAATCTACTGCTGTATGTCTATGATCACCGATTTCAAAAAATCCTGTGATCTGCCCTTTTAAATATTTATCAGGAGCTGCTCTTAAAACTTGTTTTGGAATATTTCCATTAAAATCCATACTAAACCTCCATTACTTTTATTTCTTTTTTAAATTCAACATTGTCTTAATTAATGCAATACCTTTAGCATCAACTTCATCAATAGGACCTGAAGAATCATCATCTTTATGCCCTATTTCGGTACTATCCTTATCTGAAATATCATCCTCAAAATTCAAAATCTTTCGTTTTTCAAGCTCTTCTTTCAAATCACTAATTGTATCACGCAAAGATTCAATCGTCCTTTTTGCATATTTATTCTGCACAAATTCAAATCCATTAGAAAAACCTGAAGCAAATTCATCCTTACCAAGTATATACCTTAATAAAGCTATATTTTCAACAAGAACATTATTTAAACTTTCCAACAATTCAGTATATTTGGCAGATTTTACAATATCAGTCAAAACGATTTCTGATTTGGTTTTCTGATCTAAAGAACTATCTTTACTTTTTTTTGTCTTAAAAGGACATCCCAATGCCTTAGCTTTTCTTCTTATACAAGCTATCACATATGCAGGTTCATTATATTTTTTCGCATATGCCATAGCAACTCGAGCATGTGCACAATCAGGCACGGGATACTTTCTTTCAGAAGGTTTACAAAAAACACTCTTAGGCAACTTTTTCCTTTTAGCGGGTGTTAGTTTAGCATCAATGGTAATCTCACAAAGTTTTCCTACAATATCATCATAAAGTTCGCCAAAATCTTCATTAATTTCATCATTCTGTTGTAATTTCTCCCACTCAGCCCACATAGCCTCATAATGCTCATCATCCACTTCTAAATATTCCTCATCATCATTTTCATTATCCGTATCTTTATTTAAATTTTCCTCATCCTTTGGCGCGGTATCGGTTTTTGCTTTATCTTCTTTAGGATTTGTTTGTTCATCATTAGTCTCCTTCTCCTGATCTTTAATATCAGGTTTTTCTTCATCGAGATTCTGTGGTTTTAATTTATCTTCATTCATTGTTTCCTCCTTTTTGTTCATACTATCATACAGATCCTGTATATATTCATCCGGAGAAATCTTATTTTCCAAAACCTTAATTATATCAATTTTATTTGGATCCATATTACGTACGGAAAATTCATGTCTTAATCGATTATAATCCTCAACAGGCATCCACCCCAAAATTTTAGCCACATGTCCAGAACTTTGATCCGCAGGAACAGCAACTATAGAATTCTCATGATATGATAAATCTTCTACAATCCAATAACATAATTCATCATCATAAACATTGCCTTTCATATGTTCACATAATTCACTAGCAATATCTTGTCCACATATAGAGCATTTAGCACTTTGAGAACTAGCTCCTATTGACGTTGTTAAATATCTACCGTCTTTTATACGCTCAATCGTTTTCGCATCATTAACATGAAAAACAACCTGTAATTTACATGAAGGAAAATTTTTTAAACTTAATGTAGCTGAATCTTTAATCTCTACATCCATTTTCTTAAATTTTACAGAATTTGGAATATTTGCTACACGACCAACGGGATCAGAATTCCAATTATGATATAAGATCAAAGGTTTTAAAAATGGTTCTTTCCATGTTTTCATACCATTTAAAAGAGCATCTTCCGTATAAAAATTATAATTCGTATTTACATATCCACCATGAGTCACATCTACAAGAACAAATATTCCACTAGTGTATTCCATCGGAACCTCCTATTAGAAAAAAATATAAATCTTCGATCCCAGACAGCAGTACACCTTTGACAATGTTATTTTTGTTAATACTCGTATCGTTGAAAATGTATTTTTCATTAAGTTTTACAATCTTTAAAATTTTACATAAAAATTTACGCAAAAAATCGTTAATTATTTCATTTTCTGTAATAGGAAGCAATTCATAAAATTTAATTTTAAATTTTGCAATAAGATTTATTATACTTTCATCCTCAAAATTTAATTTATCCTGAAATATTAAATCCCAGTTCTCGATAATTTGATCTCCAATAAAATTCAAAACAACTTCTAGTCGCTTCATAACATCATTTGCAGGAATTGTAGGAGCTAGCTTCTTTTGATATTGATTTTCAGGCTGATCCTTATTCTTTCCTTGATTTAATGTAGGTTGCAAATAAGGTTCATCAACAGCACGAATAATCGCTATTGGTTTTGCAACTCGCTCAAAGAACATATCTTTTCTATCTCTATCGGTTAATGGCCGTCTATCCATAATTGTTCGTGCTTCAGTCTCCGTTAATAAATATTGCGCATACATTTGTGCTACGTGATTTTCAATTTTTATCTTTTCATCAATGTTAATTGCAGGTAATGCTAACTTAACTTTATTTTCTGGTTTCCATTTATAAAGACCAGATTCTCGAAAAATTCTACGAATAATATGAAATTGAACTTCCCGGTTTAAACCAGAAGAAAATATTTTTGCCATATTTTCTGTTTGCTTATCCAAAACAATAGCAGTACCTCTATTTGCAGTCTGTCCTTCACCCATGCCTACCGCAGAAGTACCTAGTCCCGAAAAAACTCTTTGTTTAAAATATTCTAAATATCCAAGTAAGTCAATACCACTTGTATCAACACGTATGGGATCAAACGTTATCTTATCACTTGAAACAAAAATACCCTCTTCACTTACGTTTGATAAATCACGCGCAATTCTTTCAATATCTGCATCAAAAACATTTTGATCTTCAGTACTAATTTTACAATGTATAAATCTATTCCCAAATGTAAAAGCATCCTTTTCTAAAGCTTCCTCTAGCTTCCGTAAAGCTCTAATATCATCCAAAACAGGTATTACAAATGGTTTACCAAAAAAATTACCGGCATGTTTAAAAATTTTTAAATGTGTAACAACAGATGCTGAATACCTAATAGGATTTTGTGTTCTATTAATATCATTAGGTTGGCCATAATAATAGTATCCTGTTATTTTTTTAGTTTTTGTATTCCATTCCAATTTAACATCCGGTGCTGGTAATATTCTAAATCCAATATGATGTTTAATTTTATTTATCGTTTTATACTGCCAAACAATAAAACAATTAGCATATAATATCAATTCACGTAATATAGCTTCGAAAAACTCATCTAATGACATATCCATATAGTCACAAAATTCTCGAAACTTAAATTCAATAAAATTTGCTGCATTTTCATTCAATGAAACAAATCGTATATCGTTACCTAAAACCAATTCTACATATTTATCGACTGCGCGTCGAAAATAACTCTCTGTATTATACATTATCCGAATAATATCAAAATCCCATTCAGGACTATAAAGCCTCGAATTTCTACGAAATCCTTGTTCACTATGCTCCTGTTTATTTATATCATCTTTATTTTCTTGTATAGGTATAAATTTTACAAAAATTTTATTCTTTTCCATATAAGTCCTCCTGCGCATTGTAATTTACATTGTCCTTCAAAAATTCTTCAGTCAAATCATCTAAAACTTTTTTTACATCATGTTCATGATATAACAATGAACAGTCGATTGTCTTCATTACAGTTTCATCTACGAATTCATAACCCAAATTATTTTTAAGAAATAAAATCAGTTCATCAGTTGTAGGTGCTATAAATTCTGATACTTTTGGTTCTAATCCAGGTAATTCAGGAATTTCTGTCGTTTCAATTTGTTTAATCTTTTTTGGTATTGGACTATCCCAACCTGCTTCATGTTTTCTTTCTGCCCACGATCCTTTATAACAAAGTTCATAATTCCATAAAGCATCTAATAATTTCTGCAAAAAATCACGCCAAACCTGCAATTTACGAATACCAAATATTTCTTTTTCATACCGACTTAATTGTTCAGTTTGATATTCAAATCCTGTTAAAAATTCTTTCAATAAAGCCATTAAATCATTAAATAAATTATCAATACCCTTAATCGCAATATTTAACAATTCATCTAAAGGCATACAACGCAATCCTTCAGCATAATTCGCTTCTTTAACCTTATCACGAAATCGTTTCCAAAGCTTATCATAATATCGTTTTAAAGCTTCGGACCACATGCCATAACATTGATCCAAATAAAAATTAATTAACCCTTTATATGCTTCAAATAATATTTCATCAAAACTCATCCAATCAAAACCAATACTTATACGATGTTTCGCAATTAAATAATCTAAAATGCCGATTAAAGCAGCTAGCCAGGGTCTCCATTTTTCATTCGATCCTAAAAATCCTAAATTACGGATAACACAACATAAAACATAAGGATCCTGCAACCAATTTCGAATTGCGTTATATGATTCATTTACCCAGTTTCGATAATCAGTTAACAAAATATTTTTTAGTCGTTTTATAAAATATTCATTTCGAGCACGGATACCAACAGTTTGATTAGGATTCAATAAAACTCCTGTTGTAAAATAACTCAAATAACCAATTGGCAATAAAAAAGTTGCTTCACCTATTCCACCTAAAAAAGCAACAATGGGCTGAGAAACTCGTACAACAGTACCAGAAGCTTCCAATAAATTTGTCAAGTCTGCCCCTGAACGCTCTACTCCAGCTGCTTTTAGGCGTGGATCTTCCTCCGCATTAAATTTCCATAAATTAAATAATTTCGTTAAACCGCGTCCTTGTACAGCTGCCATCCGAAGTTTTGTAAATAATAATATTTGTTCAGTTTTGGCAAATGATGCAAAATAACTATTTTTATCATGAATATGCTTATAACACTGATAGCTTCGGAATTCAACAGCTTCTTCTTTCGTTAATCCTGCTGGTAATTCGACTTTTAAATTTTTGAATGGCCAACCATGCGTTGCTTCATGTAAAATAAAATCTAATGTATATAAACGACCAGGTTTATCATATTTTTTCACAAGATCCTTAAAATCTAATGGCATATCGAATGTTATTAATGGATCCATATCACCAGCTATGTCATAATACATACCAGATTCATAAATTCGTTTTATTTGATTTCTTAAAGATTCATCCCATTCCCTAAATTTTTTCCATCTTTTTAATAAAAACCCAAATGAACGTATCCAACTTAATAATAATCCCAAAAATTTTATCTTTATAGAATTCCAAAAAAGCTTTGATGCAAATCTAGATGTAAACATCCTTTTACGAATTTCCTCATCCTTATAAAAATCTCGAACATTACCAGACTTAATATATGTTTCATTTCTTGATAATTTATCTAAACTTGCTACTTTTTCCTGTATTATGCTTTCTAATTTTAAACCAGCTAGCAAATGCGATAATTCTATATGTGTATATGATGCACCTTGAGGATTACAATACGGACAATACATCGCAGCTTTCATTTCAGGATGATTTTTAAAATCTACCTCAAGATGTACATTCTGTTTTTCAAGACGCTCATATGCCCAATGAAAAATTTTAAGAGTATCTACAAAATTTTTAGCAAATGCATCATTTATTTCTTTAATATCGCTTATTTCGTTTGTTTCTTTTATATTTTTAACAAATTCTTTAAAATCTTCATCAAATCCATGTTCATAAATTTCTCTTCTAATTTCAGGTATGTCAGGTCGATAATCAAAATCTCTAGGCATCTAGATCCTCCTTCTGTGTTTATGATGTCCTGATCGTGGTATATTTATAGTCTTCCGTTGACCTTCATATCGACTAGGAAATACAAGCCCTGGTTTTGTAATGGGTTTTATTGAAACTTTTTTCACCCCTAATTTATCAAAAAATCGATCTAATTTACTTTCTTCTACAGGCTGCCTACTAACTTTATCATATTTAAAAACTTTAACTGATGTATACGTTTTTGTTATATGTTTCTTAAAACGGGGATCATTTGACTGATCAAAAAATCCAATAACTGCACACATAAGAGCGGAAACAAAATGATCATTTTCTCCAACAAAAATGGGCTCACCAGTTTTTTGTGATGTCTTAACACGAAATTCCCGTAATTGCCCAACAATTTCAAATTTTTCATCCTTAAAATCTGGTAGAATTAACATATTAGATGATAACATTGTATGTATTTGATTTACAGCAAAATATTTCATTTTCTTTCTACTTTTTTCGCCTGTAACAGGATCAAATACTTCAATATTGCCCGCAAAATCTACAGGTTTGACTATTTTATGTAAATTTGTTGTTGGATGTGACAATCCATATGCATGTAATAATTCAATCTGAACTTCACCATAACCACGATCTACATATATCCAATCCATTTTATACTTAGAATGAAATTCTCGAATCCATTCAACAGCTTTTAACTGACTATATTTTATATCATCATTACTATCTGTTGTCCTACCAATTCGTTTCGTATACCAAATTCTATATCGACCTTCATCTTTAATAAATTCAAGTACAACAACAGCAACACCAAATACTAAATTCCAATCTACACCCATAATATATGTATTTTTGTAATTATATTGACTTAGCGTACCAGGAACTAGCTTATCATTTATCTTTGTATCTTTAAAATAATATTCTTCTAACGCGGCATTAATATCTTCATGCGAAAATACTGTTGCAACTTCTTCACCAAATTCAGCTAGCATTTCACGTTTATATTCTTCAGGACCCAACGTCCTTTTCATTTCTGCATCTATATCAGGATCATATACTGGAGATTCTGGATATTTATAATGAAAATGCTTCCATCCTAAACTTTTTGAAAATGTACAAATATTATAAAAGAATCCTCTACGGCCAGAAGGTGTTGAAGAAACTAATAAATAGGAATCTGTTCGTTCTGTGAAAATGGCTAAAATTGTATCTATAGCTTTATCGGGAATATAATCAACCTCGTCAATAACGAGCATATTAGCACCAGCACCACGAATGGATTCAGCTGCACGAGGACCAGCAGCAACATTAGCTGTAAAACCACGAATTTCAGAACCGTTTGTAAACTGTAAATGGAAAGATTTAAATCTTCGTAATGTCAACGCAGAATCAACTATTCCATTACCAATTAGTTTTTCCATTGCATTAAAAATAAAATTTACCTGTGTTTTATATGGAGCAACAACCATAATTTTTTGATCTCCATGTGTAAAAGCTCGCCATAAAATCTCCGCAGCTAATACAACAGTTTTTCCCATTCGTCGGCCTAATCGATAAACTTTTTTATTTTCCTTAAAAACAAACATCTTATTATCTTCATTATAATCAACAACCTTTGGCTGAGCACAAATCATTTTCTTTTGATACCATCTCAATTTTAAAGATCGAGATGGATCATTGGGATCACATAAGTATTTTTCACACCATAAAATTGGATCAGTTAAAATTTGTAATTCCTGACTAGTTTCTGTTGTATTTATATCGATTTGTAATTTATCGGTCATTGATGTAAATACCTTGCCTCATTTCCTATTGTTGTACGCGCATTATATCTAGAACGATGTATTTCTTGCACAGCTCTTTGACGTTCACTTATAGCTGCTGAATTCATATAAGCCCCTCGATCATAAACATATCCCGACGCATTTAATAATCGATCGTAAATTGTTGCTGTTACACCAAAAGCTTTAGTAATTAAACCCGCAGAACCACGAACTACCCATTTTAATATATCATGAGCTAGCCAAGCAGTACCTATAACAGATAGGGTAGCACGTAAACCAGCAACTGGTAATAACCACCCAGCTTTTTTTACAATTTCACGTGTACCAGTAGCACCAGCATTTTTTAACATTCTTTTCGCAACTTTTGCTATTGTACTACCAACTAATTTTTTATCGGTCATTGCACTTAAAAAACTTTCTCCCATAATAATTCGTCGTTTAGGATCAAATATGGCTTTAAGTCCTTCCATTAAAATGGACCTAGATGCTTTATCTGCTATTTTTTTGCTTACCGCAACTCGAGTCATATATCGCTGAAATGCAGTACGCATCGTTAAGGTTTTTCCTAACTTCAATACTTGAAACTTGTCACCAACTCTTTCTTTAAACTCTGGCATTAACCAAATATCCATAAATTCTCTTGGCATCCCAAATAAACCTGGTCCGTAAAAATTATATACACCTTTCCAAAATGCCTGAGCACCGGGAGACATCTGCTTTGTCATCGTATAAACTGTACGCCAGGCCTTTCGTCTTAATCCGCCAAACCAAAGCAGAGGAGTTCCAACCCAATTTGGCTGTGCTGTTAGCTTAGCAATACCCATATAGGGTAGTTCTCGTTTAGTAAATAATCTCCGTAACCCAGCCCATCTAGTTGATGTCCAAAATCCATATTTTGCTATAGATACAGGATTTGCAACAGCACCAAAAATTGTTCCAAGAATTCTACGGCTAGTTTCTCGAGTTTGACCAATTTGTTGCGCTAAACGCTCTAACTGCTGTTGATTACGAAAATTTTGTACATTATAATCCATAAATTATTACCTATGTCTTGCTGATCGTAATGCTAATGTTAAATCTCCTGTAGCACCGATTCCACCATCAATGGGCATACCATGTGCTCGTTTAAAACCCGGATTAAATCGCTGTGCTCTTTGAATACGTCTACGATACGCTGCTCGTGAACGTAACGCTAAAGCACCCATTGCAATTCCACCAGTTATAGCAGCAATAGTACCAAACTTTCCCCATTTTCCCATTTTCCGCCACCAACTAGTAATACCTTTACGCGATATATTTTTTACAGTTGATGCACCAGTTTTAGCACTTAAATTTTCAAAAAATTCTTTATCGAAAAAGATACCAAATCTTGGTGATACTTTCATATAACCTCCATTTTAGAAAAACTTCTTAAAATTTTGTAATGCATTTATAATACGTCTTGAGGCCCCTCCCCACTTTGAAATATGTATAAATCTAAATTTGGAAAAAATATTACCTAGCCTAGTTCCTGCTTTTTTACCAACCCTCATTAATTTACTTATAATACTAGTTGTTTTTGTACTATGAACATCCGAAATAACATTTCTAATTGCATTTGTCAGTTTTACAGTACGCCGCGATCCTTCGCGCATAATATAACTATTCCAAATAGTGGATAACCGTTTTCCATAATTGAAAACTGGTAAACGTACAAGTCTATTTTCATATTCCATTGCAGTCTGATTTATATACGTATAATTTCCAATAATTGTTTTAATACGATTCGTCATTTTATTAACAAATTTTCGAAGCGGAAAATTTATAGATTGTACATC